CCTGCCATGTATAGTTGTTAAGCTCTCTAATAACACCATGAGATTCCCTGTCAACTATTATCTCAAAGTCTTGCATTAATGCTATACCACTCATAATACTACCTTGTCTTTTGATGGTTGGTTTAACATTAACACCTTTGCGCTTCATCTCATTTAATAGTCTTGGTTCAGAGTTATCACAGATGATTAGGTCCATACCACACTCCATTTTATTCCTTGTGGCTATCTCTTCTGTACTTAGGTTAGGTTTACCATAAATCTCCTTAACCCACATCTTCCTACCTTCTTTATCTACAGATATTTTTACAAGTGTTGTTAAATCGGTTGCAAACCCAAAATCCTGCCCATAACAGGTGTGTTCTGTCTGTAAATACTCACCTACTCTCCAATTCTTAAATATTGTACCCTCTGCTTTAGCTAACCATCCACCAAGTATTTGATGTTGGTATTTATCAGGTCTTCTCCTCTTCATGTCCATCACCTGCACCAAAAATGAGTCTGATAGGTTATCTTTGTTATCTCTATAGTCAGTATGTACATAGGTTATATCATTGTTAGAGCCATTATAAGCATCTATAACACCATAACTCTGAAAGAACCTTTGGTATATCCAATGCTCTTTTGTTGTTGGGTTTAATATTAGAATACATCTGTTCTGTTTAATCTGACTCCTTACAGAGAAATCTATCTTATCAAAGACTGACTCATCTACAAGTTCTTCTGCCTCATCCAATACAAAGGTTGTAACTCCGTTTAAGGACTTTAGAGCAGCAGTCTGATTCCCTGATGATGTTCTGATACCCTTAAAGATTATAGAGCTTCCTGTGGTCAGATTTATTATCTCATCTTTAGTTATCCTAAAGTCTTCTGCCACACCCATCATATCTATCTTCTCTATAAACTCAGGGATAATAGAAGTCTGTGCTGAAATCATAGTATATCTTGTGAACAATACCTTATGACCCTCTTCATAGGTTAGATTAAGTAAGAAAACAGCTACACCAAATGATTTACCTGAACCTCTACCACCTGTAATTACAAAGTACCTACTTAGACTCTGCCATAGTGGTATATATTTCTCATGTATCTTTACCTCTTGCTTATTACTCATCTGATTCCTCGTGGTCTATATCTATTACATTATCTATCTCTTTTTGTTCAGGGGCATTGTTATAGAAATTAATAACAGGTGCTTTTGTAGTGGCTACATTATTACCCTTCTCCTTATCTATAGGTTTACCATACTTATACTGCCAAAGTAAGTTTAGGTGTGCAAATGAACCTTCCTTGGCTTTCTCCGCTAATGTCTCCCATGCTTCTGACTCAGAGCCAAATACTTTCTTCATAGCTTTTAAAGCATAGGTGGAAGCTCTATCCTTCTTTGCATTGTTTATTTGAGCAGGTGTCATAGACTGAGCCTTCTTAACAATAGCTCTTGTCTCTTGCTTAGATTGTTTCCTACTATTATTCTTCCTACCATCTGTAGGCTTCTGATTCTTCATTGCTAATGGGTTTTTTCTTGGTTTTGGCATCCTTTATTCATTATTTTAACACAAAGCTGATAAAAAGCCTTCCAAAGAGTGGAATCTTTGTATTCTTCATTCAAAATAGCGTGTTTATGTCCAAGTTCCATGTGAATTTGATAATTTCCACTCATAGGGGATAATTCTACAGGATAAATGACATAATTATTCTTCATACACCATAAATGAGCTTTTGTTTCCTCTTCTGAAGGTATATAGGTTGGTTTTCTTATCTTTTTAGGCATTTACAACATCTTTACCATTGCATTTAGCCTCTCAACCACTATAGGTAACTTGTTTTCAGGTATTTTGTTTACTATCTCACCTAAAACAGATGAAACTTTAGCTGATTGCATTAGTAATTGATGTTCTGTATGCAATTCATTCAACTGTTCTTTAAGTTTGATGTTCTCATAATGCAAAACAGATTCTTTAAGTGCTATTGTGTCTATACCTTGCTCAGATTGTTGTTTCTTCTCTAACATTCCAACATATCTAACAGCATAATCATCAAATGAAGCTAATCCATTCTTATAAACCTGATTGTATTTAGCATAGAAGTCATGGTTCTTAGCCAAACTATGTATAACTGTAGAATGGTCTCTGTTTAATAAACTACCTATATCTGATAATGGTTGTGCAGTATAGGTTCTACTTAAAAAGTAATACATAGTCCTTGCTTTGATGTATTCATCCTTCCTTGTATTCTTCTCTATGTTAAAGCCATAGTATCTATCCACAAATTGCTTTATTTTCTCTATCTTAATCTTGTTATAGAGTTTGTTTTGTAAGTCTGCCTCAGCTTGTTGTATTGTCTTTGTCATAATTTAATTTTATTTTATCTGATAAATTACTTTTTTCTGTTACCATGTAGAAGTTCTTTATGAATCCATAAGTCTCCATAGCTCTAAGGACTCCTGAACACTCTTCATACATTTCCCTACTCTCTAAATCTTTTAGAGCCATCTCCATATCATACATAGCTTCTCTACTTGAATCATTAGCCAAATCAAGCATAGCTATCCTGTAAGCATCATCTGTTATTTTCTTCCTTTGTTCACTTGTTAAATTCTCTCTTGACATCTAAATACTTTTGATAATATCTTTTAGTTTGGTTATATGTGTAACCCTTATATATACCCCCATTCCACATTCTAACCATCTCTGACTCTGTAGGGAATCTGCAATGCTTTCTAAAGAATACCTCTCTACCATAACACATGTACAACTTAAATACCTCCTCAGAAGCCTCCTCAGAGAACATCTGCTTGTGCCTATAGTTAGTGCCATAAATCCTATTAACATCGCTTAGAACGCTTCTCTGTATCTGTAGGATGCCATAAGACCTTCCATTGTCTCCAATAGAATCAGGATTGTTATTTGTCTCTACAACTTTGAGTATCGACATTATGGAGGTCAATCCACTTAATATTATCAATATTGTTTTCATATAAATCTAATATATTAAATTCTCTTATAACTTTATTCCAATAACATTGTTCATTGAAATCTCTTGCTCTCATTAGACCTTCTTCAGCTAAAGCTATAGCTTTGCTTTTAGATTTATTTAGTCTAAGTAATTCTAAAGCATAATGCCTTGCGTACATGTCAGGTAATCCTCTATAGTATATCATGTGTTACATAATTTCTAACTGAGTCTTTAGGGTTGTTATCTAAAAAGAAGTATTTAAAGTTGTATATACCTCTCTCTATCTTATCATACCCTCTTTGTATAAACTCTGAACTACATTCAAATATACCAATATCTTTTGTGTCTTTATCAACCACAAGGAATATAAATTCTGTGGCATCGAACAATTCTAAATACAGAGCCGCTTGTAATTCGTATGAAAAGTTCTTTGCACTCCACTTAAATTTTTCTATACCACCACTTGTGCTTTTTAAATCAATAATAGTAGAACCCTTCCTTGCATCTGCCTTACCCCTCACGGCAATACCATCTACCATTTTAATTGCAGGCTCTTCAAAGGTGCATCCTTGTAATAATTCAGATGCAGAATCACACTCCTCAACAGCTTTAGCAATCCAATAAGCATTATCCATCTCTGACTGAGTGTAAACAGATTCTACTCCAAACTCCTTTACAGCATCCTTAAAAACTTTAGCGGCTTTAGTGCTATCCACAATAGTAAGTTCACTTAACCTATGCTTCTCTAACACGCTTAAATGTATTAATCTACCATCCCTAAGTGGTTGTGCATTACTATTGAAATGTAAAGACTTCTGATAAGCTTTAGGACTTTCAATTAGTTTCTTTAATGCAGAACTACTTAATGCGTTTTTACCTAAGTGTCCATAATAAAATGGGTCATGTAACATCTCCTTTAAGATGTCCTTCTCTTCCCATTGTTCTCCGTTTAATAATGTAATCATAATAATTGTTTTAATGTTTATCTTAATGATGCTTCAAAGCATTGTGTTGAACATTCTCCTGCCCTGTCCATAGGCTTTCCACATACAGAACATTCATAATCCTGCTCTTGTGGTTCTTCTAAGTAATCAAAGTAATTCATGTCTATTGTTTTAATGTTGAATACAAATATAAACAAATTTTGTTAATAACCAACTATAAAGCAAAAAAAAAGGAGGGATTTAACTTTCCCTCCATTGTAAGTAGCATACTGCAAGTCTCTGTTGTATGTTTGGATATTCCAAGTTCATGGTGTCATCCGCCATACATCTGTTGGTGAACTCTTGCTGTAATTCACCTTCTTTTGGTTTTGGTAGTGGCATAATTATCTGTCTTTATAGTTATAGTTGTAAGGACTGACCACTCCTTCTTTAAAGTCTTCAGCCTCTTTATTCCTAAGTTCTCTTACATAAGCTATCTCTCTTTCTATGTAGTCCTTAGCTTTGTATAGGTCTTGTAGTTCATCATCTTTCCTTCCTGCCCTTGCGATGTACTTAACGACATTGCCTCTGTTAAATGAAAGTTTGTAGTGCTGACAAAAGTCTATTACATCATAATCCCCTGTCGCTTCATAGTGTATTGCGTTACCTCTCATCTTAATCTATTCTTAAAAATTCAGCGGCTGCATGCTCTGTAAACCACTCTTTGTTTTCATTATACTTATCTATTACTGCGTTCATCATAACAAGCTCATCTATGTTACCACCCTTAATTTTATCAATTAAAGACTCTATGGAGTTTAAGATGTTTGTTACCATCTCAGGGTCTGTAGAATAAATCTCATCATAGCCTTGCTTTATAGTAGCCTCTAATGAGTTGTTTAGTCTATTAAATGTTTGTTTAATGTTTTGTCTGTAGGTGGTAGTATGAACAAGCTTGTCGTTTGCCTCTAACCATAACTGACCGATAAGCATTGACTTTAAGTAAGCCAACTGCACGGGTGGAACTTGAGATTCCTTTGTCTTTGTTTCTTCCATAGTTTAAAATATAATATTAATTTTCATTGCTAACATAGTGTTTATTTGATTAAAAACATAGTCTTTATCATAAAATTCATCACCATCATAGTATATTACTATGTGAGGCACTTTGTATTTCTCCTTATAAGCATCTGCCTGAGCCTTGTGATTCTCCTTTGCTTTCATCTGATAAGGAGTATTCATCTTTTTATAACTTATAGGTTTAATCTGTATTCCAAACAATAACTGACCAAAAGAATAAGCCTCCCAATCTGTAAAGTATTGTTCATCTAATTCATAGTTAGTCTTAATAAAGTCTGCATTTAAGAACTCCTTACTCAATATCCCAATCAAATGTTGCTCCTTAGCCATGCCATTCCAAGTTTGACCTACAACTCTAAAATAAACATAATCCTTAGCATGAGCCTCAGAGCAACCATACTCCTCAATAATGTAATTGGCTATTTCATTTAAAACGCTTTTATGGATAGTCTTTAAATAAAACTTACTCCAATCTTCCTTATTTATCTTCCCTTCAACACTATGATAATAGTTGTCAAATATCTGAGTGCATTTACCTACATTTGAAGACCTGAACTTCCTTGACAATTTAGAGTCCTTATTCAGCTTAGAGTATATATATTTTGGTATGTTTGATTGGTATAAATCCATCTATTTGTATTCGTTCATCAAAGTTTTCAATTCATTGTAGGTTGACATAAAACATCTCCCACATGATGTAGTCTTTTTATTCTGATGAAATACTCTGTTATAGATTGTATTCATCTTCATTTGTTGTGCTGAAGGTATTGTAGTATTACCAACTCTAAACACTTCACTAAGGTAGTCGTATTCATCTTCAGTCAAACACTCAGGTTGCTTATATCTAAACAACTCATTTAGTCTCTCCTTACGAGCATCACATCCGCAATCCTCACCTGCTAAAAACTTAACAGCTTTCTTAATTCCTGTGGCTTCTGTGAACTTCTCAATAGTATCACCAAGTCCTGTTGATTCTTCTGATTGTTTAGCTTCAAACTGAGCTTTCCACTCCCTGTACTCTTTGGTCCTTTTGTCCCCTTTAAATTCTTCCATGATTAGTTTTTGTTTATTAAATGATAGTCTCCGTTATAAAAGTCAAGGACATCTTCTTCAAACTTATCCTTGAGTATTTTCTTATAGTTCTTTACAGAATTAAATATAGATGTTAAACTTATCTTACTACCTGTAGCAATATCTCTAAGGGAGAGGCTTGACTTGTAATAAGTATTACATAGTTTTGCATCGTATAAATGCCATGAATTAATCTCATCTGTTATACTACTCATTAAATTAGTGAAAGCCTCATCCTTTTCAATGTCTGTCATTTCATTGAGAAACATATCCTCTTCTTCATCTTCCTTATCACTCTCTATATACTCAAAGAAAGTATATTTGTTTTTAGCCTTCCTATAGTCTATATAAAGGTTTTTTAGTGTTACAAAGACATAGAACCTATTAACCTCTTCATCATTGTACATTATCTTATTCTGCTCCTTAATAAGTCTGTACAGTTTTAAGTACATCTCCTGAACAATATCCTCAGCAACATCTTTAGAACAACCCATATTTATAACCATCTTCAGCCATAAGGTATGTTCTTTAGCTAACAGCTCTAACATTTATTATCTATTTCTTTTAATTAGAAAGTACATTGCAAATATAAGGAAATGAAACCTTAATAAATCATATTGAGATTCATCATCTTCTACTCCATCAGGTGTTATGTCATGTACATAATCAATTCCTAAAACAAGACCATAAAGAGCCTCAAAGTTTACTATTAGCATATCATTTAAGTTTGTTGATTTTTATTAGTTCTATAGTTCTATCACACTCTGATTGGTTCTGTGGTTTATAAAGAGTATGGTTAGGGTATTTCTGTGCAATAAGTTTCTTAAACAACTTCCACCTCATTGGGAAGCTTTCATTTGCTCTACCTTTAGTCTCTATTATAAATCCATCACCTATAAAGTCAGGTGTGTATTTTATTGGTAATACCTTTTTAGAACCTCTGTTTGTATATTCTCCTTTACCATTAGATTGTCTCTCATACGCTTCATTTGGGAAATCAAAACCCTCTACAAGTACAAACTGCTCTCCTTCATATTGAGCCTTTATCTTAGCTTTCTTCAGAGCCATATACATATACCTCTCAAGACCTGAAGCAAAAGTAATTCCATCATAATTTATCTTCTTAGATTGAACAGGACCTCTCTTCTTACTTTTACTTCTTCTCATATTATACTACTTTAACTATATTCATTCCCTCTAAAGGGTCGTATAAGTCTCCTACAACTTGAGGTAAACCATACTCATTAACACTAAAAGAAAACTTCTCAAATGGGAAGCCTCTACTTCTCTTACATGAAACTGTTACCATATTCTCATGCTTTGTATTCTGCTCTAACAATATCTGAGTCTCCGCCTTTTTTTCAAGGAAGGACCCAAGATGACCGCTTGGTTTGTCGCTACCAAAGTTACTATGAATAACTGTGATAATATGTATGTTTAACTCCTGTGTCCATTTCATTAAATACTGAACACAAATGTTAGATTGGTTTATGTCGTTAACATCTGACACAAGGTCTGCAATACCATCTATAATACAAACCCCTAAATTCTCTGCCACATTGTATAAATAATAATCTATAAACTGCAATCTCTGTTCAAAACTATATTGCCTTAAAGCAAATGTATGGTAGTTGTCAAAACCATCTTTACCTGATATATCAAATGGTCTTCTAAACACCTTAGCGGCATGGAACTTTCCCTGCTCTGTATCTATATGTAACAACCCTTTACCTTCTCTATGTCCTCTCATAGCACCTCCAAAAGTTACTTTGTCATTCAAATAAACACTACTCATTAGCGATATTAAAAAGGTCTTACGAGTTTTAGGTGGTCCATACACAAAACTAAAGTTACCATAAGTTCCAAGTGGTATTGGAAATGATTTACCACCCATCATTGCTTCACCCATTGATATTGCTACAGGAGGGTATTCTACCTTTTGAAAGGGGTCAACTCTACCATTTTTATTAATTTCTTCAAATAACTTAAAATCTTTTTCAGTATATTCATTGCTCATGTCTTTTGTCTTTGTCTTAATTTGTCTTGTAATAAAATAAAACCCTGAAATCACTTACTCCCCAAGTTGTAACACAGGAATAAATAATAACAGGGTTTATTGTTTGGATTAGAATGGTAAACCGCTATCATCTACAGCAACAGGTGCTGCTTTTGGCTGTGCTACAGCATCATCCTTCTCGGCTCTTACTATGTTTCCATCAGTCCAAAACACTTTACCATTACCTAAATACTGCTTAGGCTTCTTAGCCTCTCTCTCTTCTTGTGTTTGAGAATCAAATGCAGAAACATTGTTTCCATACCTTGACTCATCATTGATTGCTAATGTAAAGTCATAATACACTTTTCCATTCTTGCCTTTAATGAATTTCTCTTTTGGTAATGATGATACATCAATACTTACGTTTAATAAACTTGCCATTGTAATAAAATTTAAAATTAATAATTATGCTAATAATTTAGCTTCAACTGTTTTTGATATACTGTATTTCTTCTTTATATCAGCGATACTATTACCTGCCTTGATATATGCCTGTGCTTTTGCAAACTCAGGAGTTCCTTCATTTAACCAAGCCTTCTTTACTAATGTAGTAGCTTGACCTTTATCATGTGTGTTTGTACTATCAGCATCTTTAGTGTCATCAATCAAAAATAAGCCGTTTAAAGCATACTTTCTTGCGTATGAAGATGAACTACCAAAGCTTTGTGCAATGTCCATTCCCTTACGATTAGGGTCAATACCTGCTTGTGCTTTAGCTTCTACACTACCATCAGGTGCGTGTAAGATTGCTCTTGCCTCTACAAATACTAATTCACCTACTTCTTTAATCTCATCTGTAATAGTTAATGATAAACCATACTTATTTAATAGTGGTTTAACGGCTTCTAAGATGTCTTCTTGGTTTCTGTAGTTGTACTTACCAAAAGAATTATATTGGCTCTTAGGAGCTTTTAATTCGCTTTGTATAGAAACAACTCTACCATGAAAGGTTAAGTCTTCTACTTTTGTCTGTGTTTGTGTTTTCTTTGCCATAATGTTTGTTTTAATTATACTTTGTCAAATATAGTGTATTAATTGTTAATAAAAAAATAATATTTAAGTTTTGTTGCATTTCATCTTTAGAGTTTCCAATTCTACTTGAACATCATGTAGTTTTTTATAGAGCAATCTATTCTCCATATCTATCGAATCCTGCTTATTAAATAGTTGGTTAGTAAAGTAAAACATTCTATCATTTAAGCTTATCATGTTTTTCACAACCTTATTCTTTGGGTCTTTATCTAAACCATCTTTAAGAATGTTGTTTAGTTCCGTAAACATCTTTAGATAACTATCCCTCGAATACATCACCCTTAACTATTCTTTTGTAATCTTCAGGACAATCTCTATCACACAATTCATAAATGTATGTGGTGAGTTTCTCATTCTTTAATTCAAGCTCCTCTATCCTACTTAATAGTGCTTCAATTCTTGCTTCTTTGTAACTTAATAAATCGTGGCTCATATTGTTATTTTTATGTGTAAACATATTTGTTTACTTTTATATATATATGTAAACATATTGGTTTACTCGTCAAAAAATTCCTCTACTGCATCTGTACCCCATCCTGCTGCTAAGGTTATTTTCCTTAAAAGGTCTACATACTCTGTAAAGTCTATGTCTGAGTGGTCTACTTCTACCGAGTACTTATACTCGTATTGTTCTATTGTTATTCTGTAAGGTTGTTTTATCATTTCTCTTTGGTGTTAAAGGTTTCGTTGTAGTATTTCTCCCATACAGAACTTGCAAGTGGAACACACTTTCCGCCCTCCCAATAAGCCTCCATAATCACCTCTTTTTCTTTCTCAAGCATTGATTCTGCTATTTCTAAATAAAATTGAGACATTCTAATAGCTATCAAGCCACCGTTAGAAGGGTGTGTATTATAGTGCAAAGTATCTTCTTTGAGTTTTTCTTTCATAAACTCAATCATTTCTTGCATTGGTGTTTTCATATCTTAACTCATTAATGGTTTTGTCTTTGTCAATCTCGTACCATTTAGGTACATTAATTTTTAGTTCTTTCATAACTCTGTTTTTATATCTAATGTTGGATATGCTTCTGCATACTTTTTCTCTTCAGCTAAGTGTCTGCCTCTATCTGACTTTTCGGGGTTTGTTAAACCTGTTATTGTGTTTAAGCCCCAATCCCACCAAGGTTCTGCTAATTTCATAAATAAATAGATTTAATGATTAATATGAAACAAACATATACAATTATAAAATACAAGTCAAGTGCTTTAACATTTATTTAACAAAAAAAAGGGTT